TTATTCGCAACCCAATCTCTTGTCTGATATTTGGTTTGCATATCTTGTATATCTTTAACCCAATCTTTACTCATAATAATTCTCTTAATTCCATAAAGCCACCGATGTTTTCTCCATCCTTTTGAATTTGAGGAAAGGTTCTTGCACCGGGAAAAGTTTCAAAAAATTCTTCTTGCTTGTAATCTTCATCAAGCATTAAGTATTCGTAATCAAGTCCTTTTGATTCGCATAACTGTTTTGCCATATTACAGTATGTACAATTTTCTTTACCGTAAATTTTTATCATACTAACTTCAGTCCTCCTTGACTGTCAGGTAGTGCGATTCCTGATGTTGCTTCTATAACTTGTTTCTTTAATTCATCTGCAGGTTCTACAACAAACATCACATGTTGTTCACCAATAGATACTGGTTTTCTTTTTGCATAAGGTACGAAAGGAACCATTCCAATTTTACCTTCACCTGCTGGTACTAACAAGATTCCATCTGTTAATGTATAGAAACCTTTATCATATACCACTTTTGCTACAACCTCTTCTCCGGTTGATAGTCTTACAATTTGTACATCGCTCATAGCAATTCTCCTTTAGTGTGGTTTATTATATCACACTTTAATATAAATGTCAATAGTTTAGCTGAAAAAATCTTCAATTGTATTTACTCGTTCAGCTGACCAACCAACCGCATCTAGGATTGATTGAATAGGATTTAAGAATACTTTATCAAACTGAAGTTCAGTATCAATATATTCATGTAATCCAAGTTGTTTAGGCAATAACCCAGGAACCGAGATTGCGTTTTCTCGAATAGGATTTGGTACCTTTAAATAAAGTAGCTTGACTTTATCTCCACCTTGGATAGTTTCAAATTTCTTATCAAGTCCTTTTTCCTTTAAGAAATGATTATACATCAAGGAACCACGAACATGCATCGGAGTACCTTTCTTATATATGGATCCTTTCTCTTGATACTTTTTAAGTTCAGATACACCTGAAGTCTTTGCGATAGCAATAGGATCCAACTTTTTAAATTCTTCTTTGAAATCTTTGATAAACTCTTGAGTTGTTTCTTCGTCAGTATTCATAATAACTTCAAAACATTTCTTGAGTTTCTCTCGACAGATTTCAGGAGTTGAGGATCTTACTGATTCCAAACCTGTTACTGATATCTTTGGAGTATCATAATGAACTCCTTCAGAGTTCAATGTATTCAGTATATATCTTTTCTTAGCAACAAAAATTCCACGGTGAGCAATCTTTTCACGTTTCATTACCATTGCATTACGATAAGTACCTAAATCAGCGGCAAGCTTTTCGTAACCATCTTCAATGATTTGCTCAATCTTTGTTGAACATACTCGGTCAAGGAACTCTTCACCTTTGTCTTTATCAATATCAGTTGTACCGAACACTTCAGTAATCAAAGGACCAAAGTCAACATAGATAGAGTCAGTATCAATATAAATGATATAGTCAACATCATCGGTTCCAAGAACTTTATTCAAATAATCGTTTACAGATTTTTGAGCATAACGAATACTTAACTGACCTGAAGTTGTAATTGCTTCTGCCATTTCATTAATATAGTATAAGAAATATATGTTTGCTGTAGCACCATAGAGTGAGTTCATCGAAATTTTTATCGACATTTGAGAATTGTGTAATTGGTTAGCTTCTGTCTTGAGTTTTTTCTTTTCAGTAGGGTCAGTTTCAACTTCAAGTTGTTGTTCAACCGCAAGCATTTGCTTTTTGATTTGAGCACGATTGTTGTAGTACTCATCAATAATCTCAGGAATAATACCGAGTTTCTTGTTATCGAAACATGCACCATTTGCTGCAACAGAATATGATTTATTGTTATTTTTAAATTCGTCCTTGAGTACCATATCTTGAGATACATACTCACGCTCATCTGGCAGATAAGTTTCAGGTGACATATTGTACTGAAGCATCAAGTGAGGATACAGTGAGTTCAAGTCAAATGATACTACCCAAGGATACATACCAGGTTTTGGGTCTTTAACATAACCACCTACAAGACCAGAACCTCGTTGGCCGGGTGATTCTTTAATTGGCGGAACAATCTTGTCATTCATCAGTTTACGATAGATAATAGATTCCCATATACCTACAGTGCCGAATGCATCGTTATAGTTAACTCCACCACCATAAGCAACAGTCATCACAAGAGCAAGTAGAGATGTTTCCTCTTCCAACCTTTCAATGAGCTGTGTATCTTTTAAGTTATAGTCGAGATAGAGTTGTGGGTTCTGTTCGTATAAAGCATTTAGATTACCATATTCAGAATAATCCAATTTCTTTTCACCGAGTACAACATTCGCAATATGGTCAAGTCTGTAGGATTCTTGTGGTCCGTACTTGTAACCAAACTTTTTAAACGCATCCATATAGTCAATAACAGAAACACCTGAGATACTGTAAGATGATTGTACCTTACCAAATACTTCTCGCGAATACTTTCGTATACTTTTCCATGGGCTGAGTCGTTTCGATAATTCCTCACCACAAAGATTTGTAATACGAGTTATGATATATTGGATGTCAAAGTATTGGACGTTCCAACCTGTTACGATGTCTGGATAATCAGATACCCATATCTCAACGAATCGTCTAAGTAATTGTACCTCTGTATCAAACTTAATGAATACAATATTATCGGGGTCGATACCAGTAATAGTTTTTGTCTTATCAAAGTCTTTGCGTCCAAGCAAATAGTACAGGTTTGATTTAGATGATTTATATGCAATAGATGTGATTTCTTTGTCAGCATATTCTGTGTTTGCATAACCATCACTGATATCGACCTCGATATCGAAGGAGACGATGTTGACTTGGTTAATGTCATAACGTACATCGTCGGGATAATTCTCTTGAATAAATTGAGCAGTATAGTTTGTGTTACCAAAGATTTTCATGCCATGAACACCTTTGTACTCTTCAGTAAATTCTTTAGCTTCACGCATTGAGCCAAACTGCTGAGGACTCAATGGTAAGTTACCTTTAAGGGAAGTATATCCCTCGTCACCAGATTTTGGTGTGTGTAAGTAAAGAGTTGGTTTGTAAGGAACGCGATATGAGAAACGTTTACCGTTTTCGTAACCACGATGCAAGATGTTATTGCCGTAACGCTCGACTGAAGTGTAAAAAGAAGTCATACTCATATTATTCCATATTGTAGGGTACTATTATAACACGTTATGTAGAATTTGTCAACCGTTTTATGCGGCAATCTCACTAAAGTTTTTCACCTTTTGGAACGTGATACTAGTGTCAAATTTCTCTGCAAATTGGTCGCCTCTATGTGAGATAACAAAGATATTGTCATCAGCATTCAAGCTATGCAGAGTTTCAATTAAACTTTCGATACCTACACTATCAAGTGCACCATCTAGAGTTTCATCAAGTATGAGAAGGTTGGTTGATACTGAGTTACGTAGTTTGGCAACTGAACGCCATGATAACATAATACTCAATGTGATACGAAGCTTCTCACCTTCTGAGAAAGAAGCATAAGAGAACTTATCTCTAAATCTAGATTTGATAATCTCATTAAAGTTCTCGTCAAGTTGGAAATCAACAAAGAGGTCAAACGCAGCTAAATATTTGTTTATAAGCTTATTCATAACTGGAATATACTGACTGATGATACGAGCTTTGATGCCACCATCTTGTAGTATTGTTCTAACAACATTCAGCACTTCACGTTCTTCTAGAAGTTCTGTTCTTTGCTGTTGTTTCTTTTCTAAGTCTTTTTCTAATTTTAAAAGTTTACTAGTGTCAACTTCATCAACTTCACGTTGTGCATCATCTAATTCTTTTTTCATAGCGATCAAAGCATTCTTAGACATCTTAATTTCAGCACGATGTTCTGAAATCTTAAAGTTAACATTTTGAATTTCTGTTTCGATTTTAGATATTGAGTTGAGTCTGTCTTGGTGAGTTTTAATAACACCAGCTGTTTCTACAAGACCTTTTTCAATATCATCTTTCTTTGTATTTTTCTCATTAATTTGGTCTTGTTTAAAGTCGTGTTCAATACCTTGTTTACAGGTTGGGCAATTGTCATGGTCGTGATAAAAGGATAACTCTTTTTCGTATGCAATACGCTGTCGTTCGAGTTCTGTTCTCTTTTCTGTTGCCTCTTGGAATTTTTGTTTCTCATCTGCTTTATCAGATATATCATCATAAAGAGTTTTAATAATCTCATCTTGCGCATCAATCATTTTGTTTTTAGATTCTACAGCATCGATTTCAACACCCATACGCTCTTTGATTTTAGATACTTCGACTTGTTTAATCTTACGAATTTCTTCGTCATGCTCTTTAGCGCTTTCAATTTTAGATTCCGTTAACTCAATCTTATATGCATTTTCATTAATACTATCAGTTGTTGCTTTCATTTGGTCTTTAGCTAACCAACCCATTGTACTGAATACTTGAATGTCAAGTAAATCTTCAATGATATCTCGTCTTGCTCCCGCATGTAATTCCATAAATGGAACATAGGTAGCTGAACCGAGCACAACAATTTGGTTGAATGATTTGTAATTAATACCAATGATAGATGTTTCTAAATACTCTTGGTAATCTTTCTTTGCAGCGTCTTGGTTAATGAGTTGACCATCTTGATAGATTTCAAATACACCAGGTCTCATACCTCGTTTCACCATATAGTTTTTACCACCAACGGCAAAATAAATCTCAACCAATAATTCTTTGTTATTGATTGTGTTAATTAGCTGACCTTTATTGACTTTACGAAATGGCTTTCC